GGCCTGCTGGCCGGGGGCTCTCTCTGTGCTGCGGGTTAGACAGCGTTAAGGTACTTGAGGGCGACCCAAGAAACGATTTCCTGCAAGAGGGCCTCCTCCTCGCCTTTGTGTGTGGCGAGCTGCTTGACGGTGTACTTGCGGTTCGGGCCGGACACGCCAGAGGGAACCGCCTTCCCTCTGGTGGTGGCGAGGCCGCCGTAGACGGCTCCGTCGTCGATGGTGACCTTGCTGCCGACCTTGATGGCCGGGGCCGCCGTGGCCCCGGTGCCGGTCTTGGTGACGTAATCAAGGGAAATCCAGCCGACGCCGGATTTGAGCTTGCCCCATTTGGTCGCGCCGGTGCCGTCCGCCTCCGCGACGATGGTATAGATGCCGGGGGCGATGAAGCCCTTGCGCCCGTAGTTAGTGCCGGGGCCGCTGCGGATGTTGAGGTCTGTGGCCGTCACCTTGACGGTGTAGTTGGTGGCGGTCTGCTCGCTGCCGGTGGTGGGTGTGCTCGGGGTGGAGCTCCCGCCGCCGAGGCGCTTATTGATTTCCGCTGCGATGCTGCCGTGCCTGTCGTAGAGGTAGTCTCCGGGGCAGGCCTTGGCAGCGTAGTCGCGGTGAACAGTCATATTGCAGCCGCCGACGTGGTTGACGCGGTTGTTCTTGACCGTAGACCACACGAGCTTCTTGATGCTGTTCCTCTGGCAGATGTCCTCGACAAGGTTCAGAAGGGCTTGGTATGCCTTGTCGGAGACGGGCCAGTCCGGGGCTCCTCCGTTGTTGGCGACCTCGATGGTGATGGCTCTCTGGTCGTTCGCTCGGGAAGAGGTGCACCAAGAGCGGTACGCCTCCGGGACGTAGAGGGCGATGCGCCCGTCGCTGCCGATGCCGTAGTTGCTGGATGCCTGTCGGCTGCTCTTGGCAAAAAGGGCTCCACACGATTCGACGGAAAGGTTGCCGGCCATGCAGTGGATAGAGATGGTGTCGATGGTGTGGGTTCTGTTCCCGGAGTGGTTCGGGCTGAGCTTGGTGTAGCAAATGAGGGCGCTGTTACTCATCTTCGTCGTCCCCCTTCCCGTCGCCGTCGAGCATGGCGTCGAGGGTCTTCTCATCCACTACGTCGCCGTCCTCGTCATAGATGAGGCCGGTTTCCTCGTCATAGTGGAGCTCTCCGACGTAGGGCAGGTCGTCGTCGATTTCTCCGTTGTAGTAGCGCATATTGAGCTGCGGCTTTTTCCTCTGTTCGCTCATAGTGTTATTCCTCCTTGGGGGTCTCTGTGGTGGTCTCGATGGTGGTCGTGACAACGGCGTCCGGGATGCCGATAACAGGGACGATGCCGTTGGTGTTGAGCTCGTAGACGGCGGCCTCAATGAGGGCGTCGAGCTTGGCTTCGTCAACGGTGATGCCGTGCTCGCGGAGCCAGTTGATGACGTACTCCTTCTTCTCCTCGCCGCGCCCGCTGCCGGTGTAAATCTGCTCGGCGGCGGAGACGGCGATTTTCACCCACGCATTGATTTCCTTCTGCTGCTCTGCGGTGGTCTTGCTCTTGATGTAGGGCACGAGGAAGGCAGTGATGAGGGCCGCGATAAGGGCGGCAACGGCTTCGATGATGGGCGTGATGTCGTACATGGTGATGTCCTCCTTTTGGTCTTATCCTTTTCCGATGTTGGTGCTATCGCTGCTGGTGGTCGTGTCCTCCGGCAGCGGGTTCCCGTCGGCGTCGAGCCGGTGCTTGTTCCGGCTAAGTTTCTCGCCGAGGCTCTTGCCTGCGTAGGTAATTAGATACCCGATGCAGGCCGTGAAGATGGTCGTGGTGACGTCCGAGACGGCCTCCCGGTAAAAGGCTGCAAGCACATAAGAGGCGACGGCTGCTGCCGTGGCTATAAAGACGGCCCAGATGGCGAGCATCTTCGAGAATTCGAGGGGCTTCCTCTGGGCCTTCTTCTTTGCCTTCTCACGCTTCCTCTTGCGCCACCAGCTTTTCAGCTTCTTGAGCAGCTTTTTCACATGGTCACTCCCTCCCTTCACTCATCGAGCAGGGCGTGGATGCCTTGCTGCGCGAGAAAATCCTTCTGCTTGTGCTTGATGTCTGTGGCGTAGGCGAGCGCCGTCTCCATGTCGCCGTTCGTGTGGCCGCGCTGCATGGCGTGGGCCGTGGCCTCGCCGAGGGCGATGCTGGCCCGCGTACTCTGCACGATGAGCAGAAATAAATCCTGCTGCGCCTTCGCCTTTTCGGCTTGGGCTTCCTCCCGCGCCTCGATATGGCCCTTGAAGCGCCAGACGATGAGCCCCATGATGGCGCTCGGAATTCCCATAGCCGCCACGAAGGCGAGGAGCAGCTCTCCGATGCTGACTTCGACCATTGGTATCACCTCCCCTTGATGGCTGCCGTCGGCACAAAGCCGGTGACAAATCTCCCGCCGAGGAAAGTGGCTACCGGGCACCATCCGGCCCGGCGGGGCATCGCAATAACGGGTGCGCCCTCATCGAGCGTCCCGTCGCTGCCGTAGGTGTGTCCGGGCCCGGCCTTGACTTCTGTGCCTGCCGCCCGGCAGGCCGCAGGGTAGGCGCGTGTCCGGCTGGCCGGTTTCCCATGCTTCGAGAAGCTGCTCTCCGGGACGTAGCCTCGGATGAACGCGCCGCCGGCGACGGCTGCCACCTCGCTCCATCCATCCTTCGCCGGGAGCGCGAGCAGCCAGTCTCCCGCTGCGGCCTCTCCGGCGGCCTCAAAGCCGCGTCCGGGGCCGGTGCGGATGGTGGTCGGCCCGGCGGTGAAGACCGCGCACAGGGGCGTTCCGGCGTCGCTGCGGGCCTTTGGCGCGGTCTTGGGCTTCGCCCTTGACCTGCGAGGTGCCGGTTTCTTGGTCGTCTCGCTCATTCTGCATCCCTCCTTTACGCAGAGAGGAGGCCCCCGCTTACGCGGAGACCTCCTTGTAGTAGTCGTTGAGGAGCGCCGGGGGTGCCCAGTTCTCCTGTTTGTTGAAGGCGCGGAGCACCTCGTACTCGGTGCCGTCGTGGGTAAAGTGGTCGCCTACGGCGAAGGTATGGCCCTCCTCGAGGACGTCCCAATCCGGGACGTCACCGGGCTCCGGCTCGGGCTCTGGGCCGGGCTCGGGCTCCTCGCCGCCGTCCCCGTAGAGTTTGTACTCCGAGGGGACGAGGTGCGGGTAATGGGGCTCGTAGAGCGTGACGCCCGCCTCCTTGATGGGGGTGTAGAGCTTTCCGTCAATGGGGTCGCGGCGAACGGCTCCGTAGGGGACGTGCTCGCCCCATGCGAAGTCGAGGTAGGTGCCGGGCTCCTCCAGCTCCTCCCGGATGAGGCGAAACAGGGTGCGTCCGCCCTCGGTGCCGGGGGCGTAGAGGGCCTGCGCTTGGTGCGTGACGGTGCAGATGTAGGTCTCGCCGCTGGTGCCGTCGATGATGGTCTCGCCGGCGAACACCTGCCCCATATTCGCCGCCCAGATGCGGGCGGTTCCGACGGTGGCGATTTCTTTGATGACGTCGTCCGTGAGGTCGCCGGTGGCGAGCTTCCCGGCTCGCAGAAGGGCGTCTTGCGCCTTGCGGATATGTTCGTCCGGGTAGCTGCCGCCGAGGGCCTTGATGGCCTCCCCGGCGTCCAGAATGGCCGCCCAGATGTCAACGAGCTCTACGGCCTTTTCCTGCTTCTGCAAAGTCCTCTGGTATTCAAGGCTGTTGACGTTCGGCATAGTGGTCTTCCTCCTCTCTTACACATAAGAGCCGCTTACCGGCCTGCTGCTGATAGTGTCGTAGCCGGTGCTCTTGGAGATTTGCACCTTGACGCCGACGCCCCATTTCTCTGCGGTCTTGGTGGCGTTCGAGAAGATGTGCTTGAGGCCGATGGTGGCGAGCTCCCATGTGGGGTTGTCGTCGAAGGCGTTGTTGCACACGGAGACGACGACGTCCTCCGCCGCCGCGTAGTACTGCAGGGACACGAGAATTTTCTCGGCTGCGGCGTCGGTCTCGATGGGGCCGACGATGTACTCGATGCCGGTGACGCTACGGGTGAAGGTGGTCGTCCGGGTGGCGCTGTTGCCGAGGGTGTCCGTGACCTTGACCTGCATGGTGTGCTGCCCGTTCGACAGGGCCGCGAACTGCGCCTCTGTGAGGGCGAAGGTGTAGGTCTGGTTTCTCACGGCGTCCTCGATGGTGCGGATTTCGTTCCCGTCGAGGCTTTCGACGACGGTGAGCTCATCGTCGGTGTCTTGGTCGTTCACGGTGTAGGCCATTGAGGGAGGGCTCGTGACGGTGCCGAGGTCGGTGTCGGTGCCGCTGATGGTGGGGTCTACGTTGTGGACGACGGTTTTGACCGCGCTGCTGGTGTAACCGCTGTACGCTCCGTTGACGTCCTTCGCCCGGACACGCCACTGAACTGTGTTCGCGCTGGTGCCGACGCCGGTGTCGTCGTAGCTGGTGGCGCTGCCGGTGTAGATGTTCGTCCACGCGCCGCTGTTGATGCTCCGCTCGAGCTCGTAGGTGATTGCGCCGCCCTCGGGGTCTACGCTGGCCGCCCACGAGATTTCTGCGGTCTTCCCGCTGCGTACTTCGTCCGGGACGGTGATGCTGGGAGGGGTCGTCGGGGCTTGGTTCCATACAATCGTGTACGCGCCATCGCTGTCCGGGCTGTCAGATACCAAGATGGAAGATGACAGATTCAAAGCCGGGCGGACGCCG